TTTTGAAAAAATCCCCCGGAGAATTTTTAAAGACCGGCGCGATGTGGGTAGGGGGTGCAATTTTGGCGACCCCCCCCCTTACCCCTTTATTGCTCTTCTATGGTCTTTTGTGTTACTTTTTTGTAGATTCCTAAAGGATTTATCGAAATTATTTCATCAATTGCTCTTTCAATCTCTTCGTTTTCTTCGATTTGTGTCATATCATCAGAAATTTGAGCAATTCTTGCTAAGTACGAACAAGTGTTGTAACCTTTTTCAACATCAAACAGAAACCAAGAAGCAAACTGTTCGAATGGATCATAAGGATTATCAAGTGTTGTTATCATGCAAGTGTATTCCATTGTTAAGATGCTCCTTTCAAGTAGTTTGATACTGTTGATGTCGAAACACCAAGAGCTTTAGCTATTTCAGAAAGACTATGATTCGAAGCTTGCATTGCTTTAGCTCTGTTAATCTTAGCTTGACTCATTGTTCCTGTGCTTTTAGGCATTGCTCTTTGTCTTAGATCATCAACATCTGTATTGTTAAGTATTTGTTTTAGCTTAGTTTCACTAATAGCGCCTGCTTGTATAGCTTCCCATTCACGATCGGTGATCTTTATAGATCTATCTCTTCTTGAAATAGAGCCATATTCATTTCTATATTTATCAAGCGCTCTAGCACTAGCCTTCTTTACATCTTTCTTCTCTATTTGACCAGCATCTAATTTAGCTCTTACTTCAGCATTAGCCTTACGTGATGCTGCTCTTTCACGAGTTATATTAAGCTGCGCGTCATGTAGCTTATCATCTAACGATTTAACCTCATTACGATAGGTATCCTTTGCTGTTTTAGAGTACGCTATCTTACCGGTACCCACCATCTCCATACGGGCCTGGTTAGCCAGGGCTTTCATATCGTTGGCGTATCCGGCATATAACATCTCCATGGGGTGCTTACTAGGCGATACAAGGGTGGTAGCGTCATCGGTCTCAGCCATACGAGTACTCTTCTGGGTACGGTATTTGGTGGTAGTAACTACTTCACCAGTACGCTGATTAACCTTGGTTACCTCATAAGTAAGGTCATCCGCGGTCTTATAGATCAGGGCACCTTCCGGTTTGTTCGGATCGTACCAAGGTTTACCTTTTTGGTTGATGTTTGGGGTACCTTGTCTTTTGTAGACCTGCTTCTCACCTTTAGCTTTCGATAAGATAGTGGCAGCACCGCCATAATGAACATTACCATCGTCATCTATATGTACTTGGTACTTCTTCTTTAATGCTGCTATGTTATTATCTATCTCGCTTCGCTTGTAGTCTAACTTATGTTTACCAGCATCGATTACTACCATGCTGTGTTTAACCGCTCTAGTTAGTTCTTCGGGCTTAGCTCCACCTAACGTCATATCGGTGATTAGGTTTGAAATTACGCCCATCTGCATTTGAGTACTATCTTTACCTGTTTTAGGATCTTTCATGTACTTCATGCCTTGGCGCTCTGGATATTCCATCTTAGGATCGAAGTCGGCTAGCGATTTATAATACGGATTTGTGGATGGATCAATAGATGTTATCTTAACCTTACCGCTTTTATCATGTGTGGGGATACACATTACAGTATCACCATCAAAGTCGGCTCCGGATAATCTATCAGCATTCTTTTTAGTAATACCAACAGCATCTATCGAATCCTTACCTATTATCTTTTTAGCGTCGACATTCTTATTGTTAACCGTAAGAATAGGAATCTCAAACGTACCACCGTGTGGATAACGAATAAGCGCTAGCTTAGTACCGTTTTCATAACCAGGAGCATACACTTCAGTATCTTTAAGTGAATTTATTGGTATAATTACATGATACTTTTGACCAGGTAATGCTGCTGCCTTTAGATGTACAGCCGCTGAGTCACATTCATCAGAGAACTTCTGTAATAAATGTTTCTTAACAGTCGGGTTAGTAAGAGAACAGATCTCATCATACTCATCTTGTTTATCAGCTTTCGCCAGATTGAGTTGTTTCTTAGCCATACTAAGAGATTGTTTACCCAAGAACTGTGATGGAAGCGCATCTGCCCAATCATCCCAGTCGCCTTCGTCAGCTCTCTTATTTATAAGACCGAGTTTCTTCTTACCATTCTTATCGGTGTACCAATATTGACCGCCTTGATCAGCATCTTTAATAGCTGAACCAAATGGATTGTCAGGATCTGCTTTTATTTCTTTCAGAACCTTAGTCATCGGTGTACCTTTTGTTTTATTAGTGTTGAATACAACGTCAACTCCAGGTGGCATATCATCTGAATATACAGCCATACCTTTTATGTAGTGGGTTCCATCTACTAGAATTCGAACCTGAGAATATCGAGATTCACCTAATGATAAATCAGCGACACCTCTTCTTAATTCGACAATACCATCTTTATCGATACCGCCATCTTCGCTATATCGAATCTGTAAACGCTTAGAATCCATACTTGCTGGATAGTGGAATTTCTTTTCGAAGCTATCTCCGCCATCGCGAGAAATATATTTATCCTCATTTAAGGCATGGATCTTATCAAGATTATAAATCTCTTTATACTCAGTACCTTTAGGACAAATTACTTTTTGAGTAGTCCACTGTCCACGATTAGTAGGTTGTTCGAATCTACCATTATAAACTGGATATCCTTCTCTTTCCAAAATATAAATGGCTTCTTGTAGCTTTTCTTTTGAAATATTAAGCTCTCTTTCAACACCTTTACCTACATCGATCATGCCTTTAGATTCAATCTGATCTTTAATGAAATTGGCTGTATTTTGTGCTTGCTTCATTCGAGATTCGGATTTTTCATTTAGCCATGAACGAACAGTAGATTCATTAACGCCCATTTCTCTACCTATTTCAGTAGGTGTTTTACCATCTTCGGTTAAAGATTTAGCTCTAGCAACGTTTAGCATTCTTCGCTCATCTTTCGCTAAGGCTTTCTCAGTACGGTATTGTGTGGTGGTCAGACCAAATTCTTCTTTAATGTTTTCTGGTGTCTCCGCCCAACCCGATTTCTTGAGTTCCTCTACTCGACCAAGAAAATCAATACCATGTTGATAAGGGTCATCACCCGACCCCCATGGATATCTACCGCTTCGGCGCTTAACGCCATAGTGTAACAATTCTTCGCCGTCAAGTACCTCTTGCATTTCTTCCATTTCTGGGTTCATTGGTTTACGCCTCCTCATCAACTTTGCTTAATATTTTATCTTTATGGACAATAATATCCATTACGGAGCTAACTTCGTCTGCCTCTGGATTGTGAACTAAAACTTCATCATTTTGATAAATCCTTAATTCAAAGTCAATCTCGCTAGGTTTGAATTTATACTCCAAACAAAAAAGAGCCGCATATATTAATAGCTGCTCCATTTTTACCGGTGTCTTACCAGTTTTTAAATCATGAATTCTAAGAATATAACGACCCTCAGGTCCTTTCCTAAAACTAATAGCATCGGCTGTACCAAAGAATCTATCAGAGTAATATAAAACTACTTCGGTAGACATTTTGTAGCCAATCGCATCGTTTATGTATGCACAAAGAGTTTTCTTAGATCTCGGTTGTTTAATTCCTAGATCAATAGTTTCCTTAGCCCACTGATGTAGACGAGTACCCATATCAGCAGCTTTTTTATTTACATAGAAATCTATTGCTCTATTATCGTTATATCTGAGCCAACTGGATGAGCTCGGACTAAACGGTGCGTGTAAGCCTTCAAGACGCGAATGATTATTAAAATGCATTCAGTATTCTCCTTTACTTTTTAAATACTTTTCGAAGGTCACTTAATACCTCATTCTTATTTTCTGGACAGATGAATCTAGCAAATGACATGTTATTCATAAGTCCAACATAATATTCTTGGTTTGGCTGTCTTTTAGCATTCGCTGATTTTTTACATTCCAAGGAAGCCCACATATTTTTGTAGAGCACAAGTAAATCCGGAATGCCTTGTTTTTGTTCCATCTTGAAAGTCATACAACCAGGAAATAGTTCTTTTAATTCCTTGATAAGTTTATCTTGGAATCCGCTTTCTAATCTTGAACTTCTAGCCATATGTGGTTCTCCTTTCTAAAATATAAAAGTAAAAGGGTAAGATTATACTACACTGTCTATATTACAGCTGTTTTTTCTCTTACCCCGCCCCCAGTCTTTAAAAGTCCTGGCAGCTCTTTGTTAGCTCCACACTTAACGGCGGGGAATCACCGTATCAGACCGCCCACAGTATTGCGCCAATGCCTTAAATAACATCGCTCGTGGGAGATGTCCAAAAGTTAAGAGAGAATGCCACTGTAAAAATGGCAGTTAAAAACTGTTTCTCTCATAAAAGGGATTGTAATTTTCGCGAAATCTAAAAATTTGCCAAAATGAAGAGAAGGGGTTGTTAGCCCCCTCGATATTAATAACATATTTCTCTAGCTATAATTTTCATCGCCCTATAAAAGTTTTTGATTTTTATCTTATTGTTTTTACCAAACTGCATTAGATGTACTACTCTACGATTCGGACAATATTTAAGCGCCCAATCCCAAATACCAATAAGCTTCAAAAATATGATTTTATTCATTTTACAGGTAAGAGTGATTTCCGCCGTATCTGGTTTACGAACATATTGCATATTATCTAGAACATAATCTCTAGCCATATCCTCATCGTAAGACGATTCAAACGCTTCTATACCTTTAGCTTCGCATCCATCTATGTATATAGTTCCTTCTTCCAATCTTGCGCAATTTTTGGGCGGCATATCAATAACACTCCTTTGGGCATTTATTTTTATGTTTAATCTCAATATATATTGGATCAACATCAGGCGCTATAATAACTAACTTGTCACTACTTCTAAGTATTTCGTATGTTAGTCGGTCTACAAAAATATGTCGTGTTGAGGTGCACGGTGAACTAAGTGAGTGTTTTTTAAAAATATTCTTTAGCCATCCTAACGTATTGCCCATCCCAATCACCTCTCAATATGTCTAAACTCATCGACCGAACAACCGAGTGCCTTAGCTATTTTATCAACAGCATAAAAGCTCGGGTTAGTACGACCTGTTATGTAATTACTTAATAATGGCTGAGGAATACCGGTCCGCTCTGATAGCATTGTTTGGTTGAGTCCTTTTAGAGCCATCGTTTTACGGAGTCTAATACCAAACTCCATCTTACACTCATCCTCATTCATATTGTAATCAGATGGTAGTCTTCTAAATGTTTTATAGAAATCATCATATGATACGATTCCACCATCACTCAGCGTTACTACTAGCTCGTCATAACCATCGGTATAACACTCTACCATTTCTCTGACTAAGAACGGAAATTCATTAGCCATATGTTCAATCAATAGTTCTCGTCTGTCATCTATGTATGCCATAAAAAATTCTCCTTTCAAACATCACAAAAATAGTCTCTGCCCAAAAACCCGGATTTTTTCGACCAAACTTTTATTTTTTCAAATTATATATTATTTTATATAAAATTTATTTTTAAAAGTTTTTAAGAAAAAAAGTGGGAAAGTGGGCAAAAGGTCCGCAAACCCGCATGGTTGCTGGGTTTTTCGTGGCCAAATCCATTTTCAAAAGTGGGCAAAAGCCCAAAAAAAGTGGGCAGAAAAAAATTTTTCACAAATCGTGAATTACAAAAGCCCAAAAAAAGTGGGCAAAGCCCGGTTTTAAAAATGCAAAAGTGGGCAGAAAATGACGTACTTACACCGTACTTACACCGTCCGTACACCGTCCGTACACGTTACTTCCAAACCATTTTTACCGTACTTACACAGCCGTTACACCGTACTTACACCGTGTTTAACCGATATTTACACAATACTTCCAACCCACTCCAAAACAAAAAAGAAGAGTGCTAGATTTCTCTAACACCCCCTCATTTTTATTCATTCATATCTTTGCCTGTAACAGCCATTCTAACGATTTTACCCAAAAACTCAATTGTGCTGCCTACTGCGTATCCTAATCCCATTAGTAATAAGATTGCTTTACCAGCATCTTTGTTTGTGCGTTTTTCATCTTTAGTCATGATATTACACGCTCCTTTCATATAATAGGGTGTTTTTACCGCGAAAAAGAAAAGAGTCTTAGTTTTAACCAAGACCCTCTTCATATTTTACTGATTAACAATGTTACGAATAACACCTTCTGGAATACCTAATTTATCAGCCATTTCTTTACAGGTATAACCTGCTTTAGCCATAGCTTTTATTCTATTTATAGTCTCCAATGTGATACCCATCATTGTTCACTCTCCTCTCATAAAGAGGAATGTATTTAACGCGACGCAAACAGCGCAACCCTAGATCTCCACAGATGTCCGGGATGAGTGCCCTTCGCCTGGTTAATCCTACGACGATCGGTACCGTATCTCTTAAGCTGGAAAGATTCGAATGCCGCCTTAACCCAACGATTAGGCTTAGTGTGGTTGTTCTTAGCTGCGTAGCGCATCATATTACGTATGTATTTTCTCATTTTGGTTCTCCTTTCAAATAGAATTTAAATATGTAACCTTCTTACCTTTCGATTTGGCATATTGTATTTCGGATTCTGTACTATCGCCTATATAACCATATTCGTTAATTATGAAGATCTCATCCGCCATATCGATTTTTCGTTTATGCATATCATCTAACATTCTCTTTGTCTTACCGTTATCATCCCAAACCTCATCATCTCCGGAATGCCCGAAAAGCCCAACGCTTATAACAATGTTACCTTCAAGCGTTAGCCTCTTTTGTTCTCTCATAAAAGAATCCTTAAAACGAGTGCTTCCACAAAGAGTAATCACTTTGTATTGTCCTACCATAATTACTCCTTATATTTTATTAATACTGATAACGTTAGATTTAGAGTTAGATCTGGTATATTCGTGACGCATCAAACCGCTTGCTTTATAAGCCTCAAGCTCTTCTTTCATTTGTTCTATAAATTTCATATACTGTTCTGGACCAACAAATTCTTTTACTATATTTTTGAATGTTTGATATTCATAGTGTTTTATCTGCTGATCTGATATTTTTCTAATAGCTTTTAACTCAGCAAGCTCTTTCTGCTTTTCGGCAAGACAACGTTT